GTACTTACATTAGCATAACCTCTATTAGAATAGAGAGCGCATTTTATGGCTAACATAATTGTAAGCGGCGCTGGTTCATCCGAAGTAAATGGGACATATGTGGAAAGTGGAACCATAAATGACAAACCATCATACGTGTATGGTGATTATGGAATTTTCTGGTCTGGTGGTGTATGGCAAATTATTTACTACGGTGGTTTTCCCACTTTTTACTATTCATCTGACGATGTAGCCACACCAGATTTATGCACAACATGGGAAGTCAATGAAGGAGAACCACCAGTTCCAACAGTGACTAAGGAGGTAACTGGTAATCCAAAACATTTCCTATATTACGCACGGATGCGAGGTAACCAATGAACATACTCAAAAAAAGCACGGCGGCAACAATTAAGCTTGGGCCGTTTATTGACGACACAGATGGTAAGACCGCTGAAACGGGCTTGACAATTGCGCAAGCAGACGTTCGGCTGAGCAAGAACGGCGGTGATTTCGCCAAAAAGAACAGCACCACGAGCGCAACGCACGATGAAAATGGTTACTATGACATCCCGCTGGACGCCACCGATACTGGCACGTTAGGCAGGTTGCGGGTTGCCGTGAATAAAAGTGGGGCGCTTCCAGTATGGCAGGACTTTTTGGTTGTTACCGCAAATGTATACGATACGCTCTGCTCGACCGACTCGCTGGATGTGAACGTAACCTCGCTTGCTGATGATGTCATTACAGCTGCCAAGTTTGACGAGAGCACGGCGTTCCCGCTAAAGTCCGCTGATACAGGTTTGACACAGGTTGCACGAGTTGGCGCAGATGGTGACACGCTCGAAACGCTATCTGATGAAATTGCTACAGTGCAAGCTGACCTTGATAATCCTGACCAGTATAAAGCAGATGTTAGTGGCATTCCAGCAGCCGTATGGGCATATACCACTCGCACACTATCATCCTTTGGCACATTGATTGCCGATATATGGGCACACACAACGAGAACATTGAGCGCTTTCGGGTTCACAGTTGCAACAAATTCAGATGCCAATGTATCAGCTATTAAAGCTAAGACGGATAATCTGCCCGCAAATCCTGCTCCAGCGGGTGAATACGATACAGAATTGGCTGCAATTCAGGCAGATTTGAATAATCCTGACCAGTATAAAGCAGATGTTAGCGGACTTGCGCTTGAATCAACTTTGAGTGCAATCAAGGGTGCGGGTTGGACGGATGAAACGCTTGTAGCTCTAATGAATGCAACTGAAGATACACTTGAATCTTTGAGCAACGAAATTGCAACGAAAATGGCAACCGCAGAGAACATTGAAGGGACGTACACACTAAAAGATGCAATTCGCATTATTTTAGCTTTTGCGGCTGGCAAGGTAAGTGGTGGCGGGACATCGTCAATCAAGTTCCGTTCGACTGGTGATGATGTAGATCGAATCCAAGCCACAGTAGATAGCTCTGGCAATCGGACGGCTGTAACGCTAAATCCGAATGACCCAATTTAATCTTTTTGTTATGGAGGTAACAAATGGCAGATTACAACAAGTTTTATGGTTTTGTGGAGGCGATCACCGAGAAGAAGCATAATTTAGGTGCCGACACAATTAAGGTTGCATTATGCAGTGCAGCCAACGCACCAGTAGCAACGGATGCAGTGCTTGCTGACTTGGTGACGGTTGATACGACTAATTTAAGCCCGTTGACACCAACGCTCGTAAGCTCAAGCCAAACTAATGGCACTTATAGTTTGGTCTTGCAGGATTTGACCATGACCGCTTCTGCTGCAGTTGGTCCTTTCCGTTATATTGTGCTTTACAACGATACCGCAACGGATGATGATCTTATCTGCTGGTACGATTACGGCTCCGAGATTACGCTGAATGCTGGCGAAACCTTTACGCTTGATTTTGGCGCTACTGTACTTACTTTAGCATAATAAGCGTCCATAAGACCTTGTGCTACATTGGCACGCTGATTAGGAGCCTCATTGTATACTGATTATGTTCTGTTAGACCAGTATTTTGGCAAAGCTGGCATTCCAGTCAGTTATTTCCCATTAGTGGGTTATAAACTGACTGTAAATTCTGGCTCTTTTGCGCTTACCGGTCAAACAATAACATTATCAGCGGGACGTGAGCTTGCGGCTGACGCAGGAACATTTAACCTAATTGGAACAGCAGTTACCTTCAGGCGCACATTTATTTTGACTGCTGATAGCGGCGCATTTGATCTAAATGGCGCGGATGTTACGCTCAAATCATCCCGTAAATTAAGTTTAGGTTCTGGAACTTTTGGGCTTACCGGAACAGATGCGGCGCTCAAAGCAGCTCGCAAACTAATTCCAGATTCCGGTACATACAATCTGACCGGAGCGGATATAACATTCAAGCGCACTTATGTGCTTGCCGTAGACAGTGGTTCATTCGGTTTGCTCGGAACGAATGTGGCGTTCAAGCGCACTTATATCCTTATACCGGAAAGCGGTGCGTTCAATTTAACTTGTTCCGATGTAACATTCCAACACACTTATAACCTTTCAGCAGAGAGCGGTTCATTTAGCCTAACTGGTTATGATATAACCTTCTGGCGTACTTATATACTTACGGTTGAGAGCGGTTCATTCAGCCTAACTGGTTATGATATAACCTTCTGGCGTACTTATATACTTACGGTTGAGAGCGGTTCATTCAGCCTAACTGGTTATGATATAACATTCGACCGCACATATCCCCTTATAGCCGAAAGTGGCTCATTTATCCTAACTGGCACACCAGTCACTTTTAGACGAACTTATATTTTATCTGTAGACTCTGGCAGCTTTACGCTTACAGGTGAGAATGTAAGTCTGGCAAAAGGATACGAGTTATTAGCTGGAACAGGCAATTTTACGCTCATTGGAACGGATGTCACATTCGAGATAACTCGCAAGATAATCCTTAATTCCGGTATATACAATCTGACCGGAACGGATACCACGCTTACAGCGCAATTCCATTACACGCTCTCGCTTGAAGCAGGAACATACAGTCTAACCGGAACAAACGCAGGCTTGACTTCTGCTCGCACGATGGCGTGCAACGCAGGTTCGTACACTTTGACTGGCACAAACGCCGATCTATACCGCGCGTTGGTTATGGCGTGCAATGCTGGCAGTTATGCGCTCACAGGCTCGGATGTGGCGTTCAATGCTAACTACATATTCGCGCTTGGAATGGGGAGTTATGTGTTGGTCGGCACGAACGCTGGGTTGTTCATTCTATCGCCAACGCCGGCTTGCAGAACTTATGCAATCCCATTTGAGAACAGGACATTGGAGGCTAAATGTCATTAAATAACGCATTCACAAAAGACCCCGAAGCCGTCCTGGACTACGCTTTCAATTGGGCGGACTGGCTGGACACCTCTACCACGCCGAATGAAAGTATCATCGCGCATACGGTTACTGTCCCGTCCGGCTTGACGCTGGACTCCAGCGCAGTTGCTAACGGCGTGAACACCGCCGGAGTGACCATCACAAACTCACTGGTAATCGCGTGGATTTCTGGCGGGACTGTCGGAACAACCTACCGCGTGGAGTGCCTTATCACTACCAGCGCGGGCAGGAAAGACGAACGCTCGCTGTGGATCACGGTTCAGGAGCGCTAATAATTTGAGCGGCTCCTTGCTGGTCGTTATATCTGATACGCACATCGGCGGCAGCACTGCGCTTGCAACGCCTGAATACACAGTCCATAACCGCTATGACCTTGAGACTCAAACCATACACGCCAACCGCCTGCAAAGCTGGTTGTGGGAATGCTGGTCGGACTTCTGGAGCTACGTCAAGGAGCTGCAGGGCAAAGGAAAGCATGCGCGGCGTTTGATAGTTGTTCATTGCGGGGATGTGATAGACGGAGTGCACAACGGCAGCACCCAGCTTATGCCGGAGATTGGCGACCAGATGCAACTTGCGTTGGACATCCTGCAGCCTATTGCGGGACGCGCCAATGCGTTTTTTGGTATCTACGGTACGGGCGCGCATGCCGGCAATGAAAATGTATACGAGTCGCAGCTTTATACCGAGCTTGGTGCTCAAGCCTACGGGCATCAGCTAACCCTGGATATTGACGGATATCTGCACAGCTTTCAACATCACGGGCGTTCAGGAGGTAGGCCGTGGACTTCAAGCGCGGCTGGCTTGGCGGCAGAGGTTATGCTGGATTACGCCCAAAGGGGACAAAAACCGCCTAATTTTATTTGGACGGGACACACCCATCGCTGCGATGACAGCGGAATGAAGTTTCAAGAAACAAGAGCGATTTCCCTGCCTTCCTGGCAATTGAAAAGCAGTTTTTCGTGGAAAGTGGCTGGAAATTCTGTGCGCTCGGACATAGGAGGGGTCATTGTGACCGATGGGCATATCATAGACAGCAGCCACATGCGTTATATGGGGCAGGCGGATGAAAGGAGTATAATTAAAGTATGATGACGGAAAACGAATTACTCGATGAACTGACGAAAGAGCTATATATCCCCTTTATTGAACCGGACGAAATCACAGCGCAGCAGTTGGCAGATCGGCTTGGAGTGGGACACAAATCTGCCATAAGGCAGCTTAATGAAAAAGTTGCTTCGGGAGAACTAACTGTGCGTACTGTGAAAATGGCGGACGGCAAGCTTTCTAAGGCTTACAGAAAGGCGTAATTAACGAAATCGTGATTATGATAATCCCGCTAATCTGTGTTATAATTCCTGTATAGCAGGAATGGAGCTGACAGGTGCGCTCCGGTGCCTGAGCTGAGGTGGCCGGGGCTTCGGTTCAACTCCGAACAGCCCAAGTAGTTTGCTGGTGTATGGATGTGGAACGCCTTGTAAGCGTTCGGAACGCGGGTTCGATTCCCGCCACCAGCTTTTACATCAAATTCTACAATCACTCTCTTTTTATGCTTCCTGTTATGTTCCATGATATAGTTCCTCTTTTCTGATATTGTGGCTTGCTAACATGTATTCAGTATACAAGATTCAACCTGAATTAATCTTAAAATATCCGATATTTTAAGAATCGCGATAAACGTGTCGGTTGTAAATCTCCGCGAGTCGTTCAACGCTATCTTTTAGTGTGGCCCGCATCTGTGCGAGTGCAAACTCTACAATGGCGGTGTTGGTCATGCCAGTTATGGCGTGTATCTCGTCCAGATTTTTCACGGCCTGATCGCTCAGGCGAAAGCCGTATGGTTTTTTAGTGGTGGCCATCTTAGAGTAACTCCGCGACAATCTTTCCATATTTTTCAGAGAGGCGATACCAAACCCACCCTGGCTTGTATCCGCGCTCTGTTGCCAGTTTGCGAAGTTCCGCAGCGGTCTCGTGCATGTTTGGATCTGCGAACAGCTGCTGCGCATAAAACCGTAACTCGTCAATCCCAGTCAGACAGGCTTGCGAAACGAAACTGATTTCCCGGCCGTTCACCGTAACAGGTTCCTGACCATATATCGCAGACATTTTTTTGAACCAGGACCGCGCGATTCCATCAGAGGCGGATGATTTTGCATACTGGTTGTTTGGCTTGCTCGCTACATAAGCGTCCGCTTCAGCGATAACATCCTCGATGATCTGGGCAACCTCAGCGCTCTTTTCGTAATCGGTTCCTAAAATTTTTTCTACTGTGGCTCTGATGTTCTCTGTGTTTTTCATATCTAACTCCTCGTGTGACTATAGTATAGCACGGTGCTATACAAATGTCAAGGGGTTTTGAGGCCAAATCTTAAAATATCGGATATTTTAAGAATCGCGATTCTCAACGAGTAAAATCTCAGGATTTTAACGATCTTAATACAGTTTTGTGTATTAAGGGTGAACGCATATCGCCCTGATGAGATCCCTACAACCGGCGAGTCGAACCTAAAGGTGTTTGACGACTTCCGCCAGCTCCATCTGGTATTTAATCAAAATACATGTTTTAATAACTATTAAAAGTACCGAACACGCCTCTGAATATGCGCACCGAGTCCGGTCATTTAGCCCGCTGGTAGGCTTTGTATGCCAGCATAGGAGTGCCGACGGTTCGGATAGCGGATGGTTATCATCCTGAGGTGGTTCGACTCCACCCACTCCACAGTCTTGCGAAGGCAGTAAAAGTCTTGGCGCATACGTATCAGGTAGAGCTGGTTTGGATTGTCCGCACAAGACTGCCCCGAATAAATGCGCGAATTAGGGGCTGATAGTTACCTTGCATCTGACACGGGAGAGCCGTACCACCAATTGCAAGAATAAACCCATCGACCATACCCGACAAAAATCTGAAAATCCAAATTTCATAGACCATACCCGACAAAGCGTTTTCGTTATACCGAAGTTCTGTCAACAAATTGACAAAACTTTCCTGCTATGTCAAAAGCTATACTTTCATACTCCGATAATTAGTCCAGAACTAATTAACGCAGTATGAAAGTTCCAACATTGCATTGCCGCGCATAAAATACGCATAATGACGCACGCCCCGAAAAGCCGGCAGTTTCGCAAACTGGCTGAAAAGCCGGCCCGGGCGCAGGCTGAAAAAACAGCCTGAAAATCCAATTTTGTGCGCTTGTGGGGTAATTCCAAAACCAAAAGAAACCGCCGGAGAAATTCAACGCCCGGGCGTTATAGCAGGAAGTTGTCCAGCCCGGGCGCAGGAAGGCTGGACTTCCGGATCAATTCACCTTTTTCTGAATTTAGTTGGTAAAAACACTTGACATTCACTTTAAAGTGTGTATAATAGGCAGTAGATAATAAAACAACGATTACAAGTGAGGTGAAATGGCAAAACAAAACGGGTACATGGTTCAGATAACGGGATTGGACATTGAGCCGCTTATCAAAACCCTGGCTGAAGAAGACATGCGGTCTATCGGCAACGAGCTGGCTTGGCTGGTGCGCAAGGAGTACCGCGCTCGCCACCTAAAGACGCTGGAAGAGCTGAACACTCACGCCGCTAAAACCAATAAAGCCGCATAAACAGGAAATACTATCAGACGCATATTTGAAAAGGAGTAAAGAAATGACTGCCCTGATTATCGGAAAAGTTATTCTCTGGCTGCTAGTCATAGCCGCGGCGTATATCGGAATGTGCTGGCTGGATTACTGGCTCGGCAAAGTTTTCAACAAGCGGGGCTAACGATGAAACCCCAAATTCCCCAAGATTTTATAGACGAAGAAGCGGTTCCGGTTTGCCCGGACTGCCACACGCCGCTCGAAGAAGACTGGATCGGCAACGACCGCGACCCTGAGAACTGGCGGCTGGTCGGTTTAGTTTGCCCGAATTGTTACCGCGTGTTCGCCCTGGTTACCGCCAGCACGGACGCGGATGAAGACATTCCGTTTTAGGGGGATGCGATGAGCGGTATCCAAATGTTTGAAACGCAAGCGGACGGAACAAAAGTTCCGGTGACCGCATTTTTCCACAAGGACGAAAGCGAGGGGCTGACAAGGAAAGTGGTAATTCTGGAACTTGGCGAAGGAGAGCGCGAGGGGATGGCATACGTTCAATCCCAGCAATGGCCGTGGGTGTACAAGGGGTATCGCGGCTTCAAAAAGACCCACGTCAAGTGGGTCAAGTGCAACGAACTAACTTATTCAACAGAAGAGGAGCAAAAATGAGCGACATAGTACCTTTTGACCATACGAAAATTGAACTCATCAAGCGCCAGATCGCGAAGGGCGCAAGCGATGATGAACTCAAGATGTTTTTGTACCAATGCCAGCGGACGGGGCTGGACCCGTTCAGCCGCCAGATTTACGCGATCAGCCGCAAGGAAAAAGACAAAGCCAGCGGCAACTGGGTTACTAAGATGAGCACCCAGGTTTCGATTGACGGCCTCCGCCTGATCGCGGAACGCACCGGAAAGTACGCCGGGCAGCTGGGTCCGGTCTGGTGCGGAACTGACGGCGCGTGGGTGGATGTTTGGCTGAAGCCTGAACCGCCATCAGCCGCCCGGGTTGGCGTAATGCGTAATGACTTCAAAGAGCCTGTTTACGGCGTTGCGCTTTACACGGAGTACGTTCAGTCCTACGAGGGTAAACCGATGGGATTGTGGGCGAAAATGCCCGCCCTGATGCTTGCCAAATGCGCTGAGAGCCTTGCGCTTCGCAAAGCCTTCCCACAAGAAATGAGCGGCATTTACACCAGCGAGGAAATGTCTCACTCCGGCGCAAACGTGGTAGAAGGGGAGATTGTAGAGCTTGAAAGCGAAGCTATACGAAATGAGCCGGAAAAGAAGGCTGAAGCTCCCAGAAACGGGAAGAAGTGGGAACGCCCGTTCACGCCGGAAAGCCTGAAAGAAGCTCTGCAGGTGAAGGCAGAGAAAATCAGCAATCCCGCCAATGAAGCGCAGATCAAGCTGTTCACCGCGCTGTGGATGGAGTACTTCGGAAAGCTCGAGGTTGAGCGGCACGCGGTCCAGGAATACCTGACCGGGAAACGCAGTCTGAAAGACATTGACGGAAAGATGCTGGCGGCGATGCTGGATTGGTTGAAGCCTGACAAATCGCCGGACGGATCGGGCGCGTACGTCATCAGCCAGCTTGCCCTGACCGAGCTTCAGACGGTTACAAAAGCCGCGATGGAAGCCGCCGGGCAGGTTACCTTACTGTAAATCACGCGCCCGCCAGTCGGCGTTGTAGGCTGGCAGAAGGAAACGAAATGGACTTGCGCGATTACTACCTTATGCAAGCAAACACCATAAGCGAAAACGACCTGAAGCTGGCCGCGTCTGTTATGGCAACGCACGTGGGGAAAGCCAACGCTATCAGTAAGCCTGAACTGACGCGCGCGTTATTCGGCAAGACTACCGACTCCACCGAGCGCAAGGCGCGTGAAATCCTGAAGCGGCTGGTGACGGAATGCGGTATCGCAATCGGGTCTAATTCTGGTTCGTCCGGCTATTACATCTGCGAGACGGAAGCTGAAAAGAGCGAGTGCATTGCCGAGCTGAAGTCCAGGGCGCGCGAGCTGAACGAGCGCGCTTACAGCCTGTTCAGCGTCAGCCTGCCAAGCCCGACTACTATCAATCGGCTGCAAGGGGGGCTGTTCTAATGGCGAATAAACGAATGATTAGTTCTACCACCTGGACCGATGAGAAGTTCATTACGCTTGACGACATTACGCGCCTTGTCTGGTTCGGAATTATCACGAATTGTGATGACCAGGGCAGGCTGCAGAACAACCCCTTGCTTATTAAAGCGCAGTTATTTCCTGCAGACAGGAAAAGCGCATCCCTTATCAAAGCATCCATTGACCGTCTTGCCGACATTGGGATGATAACTAAGTACGAAAAAGACGGTAAGTCGCTTCTGCAGATAAACAACTGGTGGACACACCAAACGCCATCCTGGGCGTCAGCATCGCTATACCCAGCCCCTGACAACTGGGTTGACAGGGTGAAGGTGCACGCTAAGGGCGGCGCTATCCAGTCGCTGAATTGGGACCAGAAAGGGGGATACGTAGCCACTACGTTGGAGCTACATAGCAGTTATGTAGGCGTTACCCAGTCTATAGAGAAGGTTAATGGTGATGTTAATGGTGAGAGTAAGGGTGATGGTAAGGTAGAGGCTGCAAAAATTGCTGCTGCCGGCGGCGAAAAATCAGAGGCGGTTGCGGCTGTTTCGAAAGCCTACGAAAGCGAAATCGGCATCATCACGGCTGGCACGTCCGAGCGCATCAAGGCAGCGGTGGAAGAATACCCTGCCGACTGGATAACGGACGCAATTTCAGAAGCGGTGAAGTACAACGCCCGGAATTGGGCGTATGTAAGCAAAGTCTTGGCGCGCTGGAAGGCGCAAGGGCGGACGAATGGGAACGGGAAAAGCCCAGCCCTTGCTGGCGCGGACGTTGAGAAGTACAGGAAGTTGTATGAGCAATATAAGCAATCAGACACAAATTAGAGGAGCATAAATGTACCAAAAAGTCATGTTGATTGGAAATGTTGGACGCGACCCGGAGCTGAAAACTTTACCCTCCGGCAAGGCAATCTGCAATTTTTCGCTGGCGACGAACGACAGCAAACGCGATGCAGACGGGAATCGCGTTGACTCGACCATCTGGTGGCGTTGTACCGCCTGGGGCAACATAGCCGAAGCCGTTGCCAGGTACGCGAAAAAGGGCTCGAAGCTGCTGGTGGAAGGCAGCCTGTATGCGGACCAGACCGGAAACCCGCGCGTATTCCAGCGCGCGGATGGGACGTGGAGCGCGAACTATGAGCTAAACGCGAACGGGGTGCGGTTTTTGTCCGGCAAGAGCGAAGACGAGGACGAAGATGGCGAACTGTACTAACTGCCTTACCTGTTCCGAATGGCTGCGGACGGACGACCCTTGCGTGGGGTTGTGCCGGAAGCTGCAGCACTACACTTTTCAGCTTGAGGGCGATGATTGTGTGCTGTTCGAATTTGGGACAGCGCGTGAGGTTATGGAGCCGGCGGAAATTCCGGCTCCGAAGATGCACCGGGACAAGCAAACAACCCGAATGCTGATTGAGCAGAACGGGGAGCGGATTATGCGCTGGCACGCGGAAGGCAAAAGCCGCTGGTGGATGGCGCAGACAATCGGGCTGCCCGTCAACAACTCGAACTCAATTGCGCGCTGGCTGGCGAAGCAGGGGGCGCGATGAGCGTTCAGCTTTACTTAGGCGACTGCCTTGAGGTTATGAAGTCCATGCCTGACAAGAGCGTGGACGCGGTGATTACTGACCCGCCGTACGGTGAAAATCAAGCTACTTGGGATAAAGAGAGACCAGACGGAAGCATATTTCAGGAGTTTTATAGGTTGTTAAAAGACGGTGGAGTTCTTTACTACTGGGGATTTTGGGGACACGCCGATTATGTATTGACAAACGCAAAAAGCGCAGGGTTTACTCCACAATCTCAAATTACGTGGTGGTTTAGAACTGGCAGACCCGAAAAGAAATCCTACCGAGAAGACACGGAAAGCGCATGGTATTTCTCAAAGGGAACGCCAGTCACCTTCAATAGCGATAAATATTTAGAGCCTTACGTAGACAAAGCAAACTATAAAAGATATGGGCGCACAGGCAAGCATCCCGGAACGGTCTGGATTGCATCAAGGATATTTCATAATCACCCGGAAAATGTTGGGCACCCCACACAAAAGCCTTTATCGATCATCAAAAAAATGGTTGAGATAAGCGCCAACGAAAACGATATAGTTTTTGACCCCTTCATGGGTTCAGGCACAACCGGCGTGGCTTGTGTTCAGACGGGGCGCAACTTCATCGGAATTGAGATTGACCCGACCTACTTTGCGATTGCAGAGCGCAGGATAAAAGAGGCGCAAGCACAACCGAGATTGGGGACGTTATGAACAAAGAACAGCGCGAGGTGTTAGAGCGATTGATTGACACGCTGAAGGCGGGCGCGAGGTTGACTGCCAGCGAGCAAGAGCAGATTGTTTTTTACCTGGAAATGTTGAAGGATTTAGCACGCCGATTACACGGAGAATGGGATAAGGTGAAGTGATGTGTAACTTTTTCAGCTTTTGTACAATGCCTGATAGTTCCAGCGACTTTTATTACTTTGATTGGCAAATGCGCCAGGCGGATAAAGACGGTGCTGACAGCCATTCTCATATTTGCGCCCATTTTAGGATTGATGAGGACAGATGCAACAAGTACGAATACAACCCACTGACAGGTGTGTTTACTGTGGATATGCAGAATGCGGTAAAGGACGACTCTAAACGTGCTGAAAAGTGGATTAGAAAAATCGACTTCAAGACAATCGTTGAGCCATTGATTGTCAAGCCGATTGTGAATCCGTTTGAGTTGCCGAAGGTAAGCAACCCAACGGACGAACAAATTGGCTGGCTGAAAGAGTGGTCTATGGTCAGGGCTTCGGTCTTGGATTCGGTCTGGGATTCGGTCTGGGATTCGGTCTGGGCTTCGGTCTGGGATTCGGTCTTGGATTCGGTCTGGGATTCGGTCTGGGATTTGGTCGGGGATTCGGTCGGGTATTCGGTTCGGGCTTCGGTTCGGGATTCGCTTCGGGCTTCTGTCTGGGCTTCGGTCTGGGATTTGGTCTGGGCTTCGGTCAGGGATTCGGTCTTGGCTTCGGTCGGGGATTTGGTCTGGGATTCGGTTCGGGATTCGGTCGGGTATTCGGTCTGGGATTCGGTCGGGGCTTCGGTCAGGGCTTACATTTCAAGCTTCTTCGCGGTTGAATATAATCACGATTTATATAATCACGATTTATCCTCTGCCATAGCGCTGTGGGAATCCGGACTCTTACCATCGTTTGACGGCACGACGTGGCGGCTACACAGCGGAAAGAAAGCGGAAATTGTTTACGAGTGGAAGAAAGAGGTGGAGTGATGAGCGACAACGAATATCCGGACGAATATCTGGACGAGAACGGCAACGAGTATCAGGAGGAAAAGCCGGAGCAAGAACGCGGCGAATTGAAGCCGTGTCCGTTTTGCGGGAGTAAAAATACAACTTTAGATTATTTTGAAATTTCTTGTCCGCAAGAGTTAGGAACACTTGTCCTTTGCGGTGACTGTGGGTCATATTCAACTGTTGACAGGTGGAACACGCGCCCCATCGAAGACGCGCTGAATAAGCGCATTGCCGAGTTGCGAGATGTGATTGGTGATTATCGGAACGATGTGTCGAGGGTGCTCGATGAAAAATGTCCTTCCGATGAGCGACATTGTGGGTGTGTTCCGATTCTAAGAGACCAATTAAATAAATATCAAAAAGCGCTTATTTTGATAACAACGATGCCGGAATTATCACAAGCGACAATTGCAAGAGAGGCATTACAAGAAAGGGGGAAATTTATTTGGACGGAGCAAAGCGTTGGGGAATATTGGGTAACTAAGCTTGATGAAGCAGCAGATGTTTTTTCAAGACAAATAATCGAACTCGAATCCCGCATTGCCGAGCTTGAGGCGGAGCGCAGGTGGATTCCGGTGGGGGAAAGGTTGCCGGAGGAAAAGCAAAGTGTGCTTGCCCTTGATAGAACGGGAACAGCTTATCACTGGGAATATTCAAAGTGTCTTTCGAACATTTTCGTTGGCTACTACACCCATTGGATGCCGCTGCCAGAGCCGCCGGAGGTGAAGTGATGCGATACAGGGTTTGGAACTTGATGGACTACCAGCACTTTGAGGTGCGCGGACTGACGCGCGGGATTTGCCGGAGACGGGCCTACGCGCGCTGCCGTCAGCTGAATCGGCCGCTGGACGTGTGTTGGAGCGAGCGGTTATGAACGCGCTTGAGGAGATGTTTGCACTGCAGTGCGAACAGGCCGGGCTGCCAACGCCACTGCGTGAGTACGCGGCTGTGCCGGGCCGACGATTCCGTTGGGACTTTGCCTGGACGGACGCGCGGGTGCTGGTGGAAATCAACGGGGGAACGTACGCGCGCATGGGTCATTCTACCGGAACGGGCATCGCGCGGGACTATGAGAAAAGCAACCTTGCGATGTTGGCAGGTTGGCGGACATTCGTATTCGACCGGCGCATGGTTGAGGCTGGCACTGCGCTGGATGTTACCGCAAAAGCATTGGGTATTGGATGACCAGCCGCGACCTGGCTGCAATTCTGTACAGAATATTCAAAATGTATTGTACCTGGTACGAGAATTGGCTCAAAAACTTGAAAATAGACCCGGAATGTGGTATGGTTGAGGATACAAAGAAATAACCACAGCAAGCCCGCATTATTGCCGCCTTGCTGGGGATAAGAGCCGCCAGTAGTTTACTGCCCGCTTTTTGCAGAAGTCAATTCTGTTAGAGCGGGCGTTTTGATACGGAGGTGCATTGATAATTTTTCGGATGGACTTTATCGGCGGGCGCGAATGCCTGTGGACTTACGCGCGAATGCTGGAAATGACGAGGGTCGTTTGGCAGAGATAACCTGGCACAATGAAAAGCGGGCAATAAGGGATTTAATTCCCTATGAGGTAAACCCGCGTCAAATTACGAATAAACAGGCAAAGGATTTGAAAGCGTCCCTTGCTAAGTTTGGTATTGCAGACCCCATAATTATCAACACCGACAATATGATTATCGGCGGGCATCAGCGCAAAAAGATACTCGAAACGCTGCTGGGTTATGACCCTGACTATCAGATTGACGTGCGCGTGCCTGACCGCGAATTGAGTATTGACGAGGCGCGCGAGCTGAATGTCCGTTTGAACAAAAACGTGGCGGATTGGGACTTTGACATCCTCGCAAACAATTTTGAGCTGGACGACCTGCTGGATTGGGGCTTTTCAGAACGTGACTTGCGGCTGTCATTTTCAGATGTTATGGAACGTCCAGAGCTTGAGGATATGCCCGGAGATTTACCAGGTGTCTCAACACTAAAACTCTGGATGGATTTCCCTTCAAATAATCGTTTTGATATTCCTGATTTATTGATTGACAAATGCACCGACTTGCCTTCAGAAATTCTCAAAACGTGGGCTGGGCCGGATGTGTCCGGTAAAGACATAAGCTCTGATGATTGGTTTTTATACACGTGGGGTTCCGATTCAACGAGGTTGCTTCCGTTCGGGAAAACAATACTGAATTTTTATACAAATGATGAGAGATTTGAAACGTTCTGGGAAAAAACTGCGGAGTACATTAGCAAGATATTAAACGCTGGAATAAGGTATGTAATTTCTCCTAATTATTCTCTATGGCATGGAATGGCAAGGGCGTTGCATATTTACAATGTATTCCGCTCACGCTGGGTAGGCCGGTATATGCAGGAGGCAGGCTTATTTGTTATCCCAGATGTGAATTGGTCTGATGAGGAAAGCTTTGAGTATTGTTTACTCGGTCTACCCACAGGCGCTCCAATTTTATCAGTGCAGTTGCAGACGATAAAAACACAAGACGAAATAAACCGCGCTGTCTATGGACTTGCAAGGTCAGTTCGCGAATTACAACCGGAACGCTTGTTGATTTACTCCGCGAAAAGTGTGGGTGAAAAAGTGGTCAGCTTGGCGGGGGTAAAAATACCGGTGATTTTTGCTGACAACCGCGTCTCCATAAGACGCGACAAGATGGATTCTGTCAGGAAGGAGGTGGTATAAAGCGATGTCTGAAAATGTCTTTACGCCCATTATGGGCGGCTCTGGTGGGGGAGGCGGAAAGCGCGGGGCTACTTATCGGCGCTCTCGCGCCGGAAGTCCCGGCCGCTTCGTTCCCAGAGGTTAGCTTGCGCAAAGGCGGGGCTATCTTGTCTTTTTGGATTATCCCGCCTTTCCTATACCATATCAACCGCCCGCTAAATGGATGCACTACTAAACCAAGTTCGTTCGGCCTCAAAAACTCATAATCGCTTTGCGAGGGTTTCAATCGCGGAACTATGTGCGTATGGCCATGCCCTACAATCTGGCAGTTCAATTCTCCCGCGCGGACATTGGCACTTTTCGGCTTGTGGAAAGTGTAGTGGTCGTGTCTGTCACCGCGCCAAACGTTCTGAACTGGATATATTAATATGACAACTATATCGTCGCCATCATATCTACCAAATAGCAGACAAACCGATTCTTCATCCTGGGATATGTCCCATGATGAGAATATATCAGGCTCAAATTTTATCATTTATCATTGGCATCTCCATACAAATACCGCGCACGGCGCAAGGCTTGGCGTTTTGTTTTGTAACCTCCAAGCGCCTTTGGCGTTTTTGCGAATTCGGTGGAGCAACCCGTCAATTTTCTTGTGCGCGCATCGAGCGGAGCGACATACTGACCGTGAAATTCGTCCCACTCCGCAACCGCATAACGAGTCTCACCAGAGTCATCTGTAAATGGATGGATGTACTGATCAAAATGTTTCATGTGTTACTCCTTTTATTTGTTTGTTTGATACTATTATAAGCGCAATTTTGCGCATTGTCAAGGGGCAAATAACCAACTTACCAGATTAAAAGGCGACATGAAAGAGAAGTTTACTGCAAACCAAATTATAGACGCGCTTCGTGAAAAGCACGGCAACTTATCGGCCGCCGCGCGCTATTTGGGTTGTGATCGGCACACGATTTCACGCTACATACGCCTCTATCCATCGGTGAAGTCTGTCGCGGACGAAGAGCGGGAAACGCTGATTGACTTCGCGGAGAACCAGCTGTTCAAGCAGGTGCAGGACGGCAATATCACCGCGATAATCTTCACGCTCAAGACCATCGGCAAGCATCGCGGTTACGTTGAGCGGCAGGAAGTCACGGGCGCGGAAGGCAGCCATATCGTGGTAAGACTGGTTGGCGATGACCACGATTGACTTGCACGCGGAGGTGTTCAACCCCGTTTATCTCCCGCACTTGAAAAACAACGCGCGGCAGCAGGTTTTTTTTGGCGGCGCGTCAAGTGGAAAAAGCGTGTTCCTTGCGCAGCGGGTGGTATACGACTTATTATCTGGCGGGCGGAATTATCTGATAGCGCGGCAGGTAGGGCGGACGCTGCGCGGGTCAGTGTTCACGGAGATTCAGAAGGTGCTGGGCGACTGGCATGTGAACGAACTGTTTTCTGTGAACAAAAGCGACATGCTGATTACATGCGAGAACGGATACCAGGCGGTATTCGCCGGGTTGGATGATGTCGCAAAGTTGAAGTCACTCACGCCGGCAAAGGGCGCGGTGACGGATGTGTGGGTTGAAGAGGCGACCGAAATAGAACGCGCGTCTATCAAAGAGCTTATCAAGCGGCAGCGCGGCGGGAGCGAAAAGACGCCGAAGCGGCTGACGTTGAGCTTCAACCCTATTCTGAAAGCGCACTGGATTTACGAGGAGTATTTCAGCCCGATTGCATGGGCTGATGACCAGACGGAATACCGCAGCGACGCGCTCACAATTTTGAGAACGACCCATAAAGACAATAAGTTTCTTACTCCCGACGACGTCAATGATCTGGAAAGCGAAACGGACGCCTACTATCGGGACGTTTACACGCTCGGCAAGTGGGGCGTGCTTGGCAACGTCATCTTTACAAACTGGGTGGTGGCTGACCTGTCGGACGCCGGAAGCGAATACTACCTGCCGGAAGCGCAGCGCACGAACCGCAGGCACGGGCTGGACTTTGGTTTTTCGAGCGATCCGGCAGCGGTGCCG